GTCCATCATCCATTTCATATACAGAAACAGTCCATATGCTGTTATCACTTGCTCTTGAACTATTAGTAGCATCTATAGTTCGACTAATCTTGTAAGGTTTCATAGTAGGAGAACAAACAAAAATAACATCTCCACTTTGTGTTGTTTTTAATGAATTAAGTATTTCTAATGTATTCCACGGTAATCCTGTTACTTGATAATCGGCTGTTGCATCTGTTGCTGTTTTTAATTTTTGATCTTGTGACCAAACATGTAATGTTGTGTTAGAGCTTCCTTCTATAAAAGATAATTCTAATATGTATGTATTATCTTGATCTTTAAAAAACGGAATAAAGCGTGAGGTACTATTTAATGCATCACCAATATAATTTGTTCCTGGCCTTTTAACTAAAGGTCCAGACACAGTAGGTATTAAATTTTTAGAAGACTTAAATCCATATGAATAAAACTCTTCACTAGATCGGCCTTGAAGGGATTTTGCTAAAACACCTTCTGTAAATTTAGGTTGTAAAAATTCGTATTTACTCATTTAGTTTTCCAAGCACCTGTGTCAACTGCATAACCTAATTCTGGTGTATTAAATGTTCTATGTGTATGAGAATAAAATCCTCTTTTTGCATTTAAATAAGAAGATTCTTCTCTTCGATCAGGAGTTCTATCTTTGCTGTTAGCACCTCTTGCTTCTTGTAATGCAATTACAAATTTCTGCATCATTTCTTGTTTTAATCCTTGTTTACTTGTTAATGTTTCAGCAATTTCAACAGCTAATTTCATAGCAATTGCTTCTGCAAGTAATGGATCAAGATTTTGAATATCAGATGGAGTTGCAACATAAAGAAGATACAAAGAAGATTCATTTGACAGAATATTCTTTTGTTCAACTTGATATTTTGATATTGGATTAACTTCAACAACTTTTATACAATCAGAAGGTAGCTGATACATATAATTCCATCCAAATAAAGGTGTACCTGCACTTGTTAATTTTGCTCTCCCAAGAGCAGAGTTCCACACATGCATTCGTAATATAGTTTCAATAACATTATCAATACGTGCATTACATGCTCTTGCTCTACCATTATTATCTGTAAGACTTTGTATACGTGCTTCCCCAAGATTACTCAGGGCTAAATTAGCAATTCCTGTTTTATCCATATCTTTTATTTGTAATGGGGGTCAGTTACCCAACCCCCGATTATAATTAGTCTATTGAGTAAACTAATTGAACTTGAACAATTTTCCCATCACCCGGATTTCCACCTAAGAACTTAAGTGTTATATCAACTTCATTAGGTATTGAAACTGGTGCATTAGTCATATTGTTTTTATTACCTGAGTCTGTATCTGCTCCCCCACGCATGAAATAACCCATTTGTGCGTTTGCATCTACTCCATCAAGTAGTGCATCGACATCAGTTGATGCTGTAGAAGCATAACCTAAGTCTGCTGTTATACCACTTCCACAAGCGGCACTAAAATAAACGGATGCTTCCCAAACTTTTGCTCCCCCCGGTAATTTACCAAAGTAGATTAGGTCATCTGCAACGTTAGATGCTGTTGTGTAAGTATCATATAAAACACGTAACCTACCACCATTAGTTGCAACTTCTGTCAACTTTGCAGGTAAAGTAACATGTCGTTTCTTGTAATCGACTGCGTATGAATTAGCCATATATTCCTTTCTAAGTTATGGGTTATGCTGGTTTGTAACAATCAACTTGAATGACCATCTCTTCCCATACTCTCGTTGCGCCAATATCCATTTCAAAATATGCATATGGAACAAACGATTTGTCAGAACGACGTTCAATTTCAGTCACAGGGTCCATCCATGAGCAAAATGCTAAACCTTGTGGGTGAAAAGCCAAACATGACTCAACTAATGTTGCACCACTTCCAGTAGTAGGCATATTTTCATACCTGATAAACTGGAATCCTGCAAAATAGTTTGTCTGACCTTCTACTAATGCACGAATATTATTATAATCCGAACTTTGCACTTGAGTTGAATGCAATAAAGCTTCAATCTGAGAGGCAGAACAGACAATAAAATAAAGTGGATTACCACCTTCATCATATTGATCTGCTTCATTCTCTGCTAAAATTCTTCGTGCTTTTAGGAGTTTGTCGATTGATAAAGTACGACCACCACCAGAAGCATTAGAACTTACAATACCACTCATTGCATCTGTTGCAGTACCATAGGAAAATGTTTTAGCAATAAACTGATTTGGGAAATTAGTATCATTCCAAACCACTTCTGTTGCTCCATCCATTGCTCCACCATCTGATTCATACGCTGAACCAAAAGCGGCATCTACAATAGTTGCATCCATTTTCCTAGCCATTGCCATTGATGTAGCTTCTGCATAAGGTTGAAATACATCGTAGTTCATCCTACGTGTATCAAATCCTTCTACAAAATATCCGGCATTTTTAGGCTGTGCAGATACTCTTCTGCGTTTGTGGGAGATTGCTTGCACAGGTGAGTCAGCAAAACGTGCGACTTTATCCAATGCTTCGGCAGTACCTATCTTATCAATAAATTCTGCAACACCTGAGCAATCAGGTTTATTTGTTACGAAATTACGTAACCGGGATGTTTTTTGTTGAAGCGAATGTAGTACATCAGCAGAATATCTGTGTACATAAGACGTTTCAATGTCATGATAATTAGCCATAATATCCTTTATGAAAAAAATCTTGGAGAACGAACCACTCGTACTCCGATTAGAAATCACTCTAACCTAGAGATTATCCATAAAGGGTCTCGAAACAGCGTTTAAGAGGCCAATTGGTTATCTATTTACTAGCTGTTTTTATTCGGTCTAACCTATAATAAGCGTGATATTAACGGACTCGCCCTTTGCTTGAATATGCAATTTTAAAAAGCTTATCCATTTGATTCATCGCATTTTTATGTCCAGAGTTGCGATTGTCTCTGTATGCTTCTGAAAACTCCTTGTCTCTATACAAACTTTGTATTTTTTCTTTTGCTTCATCAGGAGACATGCTATTAGCACCAAGACCTGATCCTATGACAAGCGAATCTTCACCAAGCATCTCACCAACTTTTGAAAAAGCTCGGATCACCTCGGGGTGACTACCCAAACCTGATTCATCCATCAGTTTACTAAGTTCTGGTGTGCCAATTTGCCCAAAAGCACGTTTGGCATAATCTAGTTTCCCATCATAATCTCTCCCCCACTCACGTTGAAGAGAAATTTGAGATTGGACTTTCATATCATCTAATTGTTTATCATTAGATTCTGCTTCTTGTTCTTGTATTTGTGAATATAGACTTAATATATTGTTTGCTTGCTGTTGCGTTAAGCCTGTATCATGAGCAAACTCACGAAATCCATCTAACTCACCATTATCATCACCAAATTCGTTAAAATCATAACCATTTGGCTGTTCTGGTCTACCCATTTTATTCCAAATAGATTCTCTGTTCTCTCCTTCTTTTGGAATTTCTATTAAATTCTCTGGTTTTCCACCAATCATTTTTACTGCACTAACGTAGGACTTTGCCAGTTTATCTACTGTGTCAAATGTTTGGAGACTTGGTTCATTCCTCAAACCTTCTGGCAAATTTGATGCACTAAAAGCAGAAGAATTAGTTTCTTCAGCAACTTGTCCTGATTCGTCAGGGGCAACTGTTTCTTCACTCATAATTAAGTTATGTTAGGGTTAGGCTCGTTGTTGTAACCGAGCAATTTCCTGCATGTCAATACGTTTACGTATAGTCTCTAAATCTGCACCAACGAGATTAATAATCTCCATTACTACAGTTCTTTGACCTTCCTGCCATGCAGATGTATAGGGGTCATTGGAATGAGTAGTTCGGTATACAAAATGTGAATTAGCTAATAATGCTAATACGTTTTTACCCTGCTCTGTGCCAAAGACCTCTTTAAACTCTTCTCTTTTCCTTTTTTCGTTATTCCAACGATTCATTGTTCAGCTTGTGCGTTTAATGCATTTGCTTTTGCTTGTTTTTCAGTCACATTAGCTGTTGATTCTGCTAATTGCATTTGTTGTTGTGCTTCTTTTTCTCTTTGCTGTGCTTGTATCATAGCTTGCACTTCTTCTTGTGAACGTAAATTAGATACTGGTATTTGCAATACTTCAGCAGTATTTTTAAGTATTTGCTGAGTATTAAAATACATAGGTATTGTTTGATCTATTTGTGCTAACGGCATTATCATTTCAAACAACTGGTTCATAGAATTTATTTCACCAGATCGCAAAGAAATTGACACAGGATTTAGATATTCAATCTTAAAATTATTCTCCATTTCTGGTGGCATTTCTGGCATCAAGAAACTTCTTATTAAGATATTAACTGTACGTCTTATAAGTGGATCAAGAAACTCTGCTTCCTGACGAGCTAATATTGGCCCAAGTACAGGCATCCTTTGTCTCATTCTTACAGAAACTTCTGTTGCAGAAAACCGCATTACATCACCATCAGGAGCTACAGGCCCAGGTAGTTCAAGTAAATCCAAGAAATAACCTTCACGAATTGCAGCAGTACATTTTGCACTTAGACGTTCAGCATAATCTGGCCTTGCATTTGTAGGTGCTTCAAAAATTGTATCTTTACCTCCTAATCCAACTGTATAATAATTAATTGCATCAGGTGTTGTATCTAGAGGATCAAGTAATCCAGAGTCAGGTACAAACATAGGTGGAGACACAGCTTTTTGTACTGCTTTCAAATACGTTTTATCAACTTCTGTTATAAGCCGAATATCAGGCATTATCTCCCAAGTTGGTCCTCTACCATATATCTCACGATCTGATCTTTCCCACCTAGCACATATATATGGCATTTCATCATATCCTCCTAATGATAAAACAGACTTTCTATCTTTAAGATAATGGACAGAAACAAAAGGTTTTTGAAATCCTTCGGGTAACATTCCTGCTACAGTCCATGCAGGAAAAACAGCATGAACAACATCATATTCATCAAGTAGATTTTCTGAAGTTGCTTTTTTTAATACTTCTTCTGGAAGTATTTGAGGATCAAATCTTGATATTAAATCTTTTGCTGTTTGTTTATAGTTCCGAAAAATTGTGTCAATCTCCATTTCGCTACCAGAACCAAGTACACAATCCGAAAGAGGAAAATTACGGAAACGAGGGCCAAAGCCGGGAACGTCCTCAACAAAAATAATACCAGTTCCAAAAGTACCTGCTTCAAGATAGTATTGAAAGACTGAACTTTGGAAATTACTGATTGGTCGTGATACATGATATTTTACTATTTTAGATGCTTCTTCGAGCCATAATGCAACGTTGCGTTGTTTGTCTAGTTGTGTAATGCCTGTGGTTAATTTAAACCATTCTGCACCCATTGGTGTAAAGACATTATGTATATTAGATGCAAAACGTTTTAATAAACGCATTGCTGTTCCTTCAAATGCCATTTCTAAACGTTCTTTACCTTTAGACTGAATACTTATAAAATCGGCTCTATGTGGTAAAACATATTCTGCCATGTCCTGCCATTGTCTTTCCCAATTATGCCGATTATTTTTCAGCTTTTCATGGTGTCTGTCTAGTAATGCACCTAACGGATTTGATTGTTCCCCATATGCCATAAATTACCTTATTAGCTTATATTTTCAGTTAAAAGACTACGTGCAGTTTGGCCTTGGGTTAAATTTGCGTATTGTCTTCCACGGAGCAATTCTTCTTCTGGTGTTTCTATGTTTAAATCTGCTTCTGATTCATCTTCTCCTGCGGTATATGTTAATGCTTCTTCGTCTTCTCCATCACCACCTGTCCTGCCTTGTGCTTGATCGACTGTTTTTTTTACTGTACCACCATAAATTTTACTTCCAATTTGACCTATTGTACCTTTCCCTGACTCACCTGCCATTACTTGATACATTGCATTATCAAATATTCCTCTTGCTTCACCGGCACTACCGCCTCCCCCACATTTTAATACTTCACCTTTATATTCAAAAAAATCTTCTGAAACTTTTACTAAGTTATCATCAACAACGTTATAAACAACTTCATTGTATATTTTCATGTTTGCCTTTATTAGTTATAGATTGACGGAACAGTATTTCTTCTCCTTTATAATTAGGGAAGTATTTTTTCCAACCTTTTCTTCCAAAAAACTCTACATAATCACATTCATTTAATTTTGCCCAATTTTCTAAATACTTAATAGATTCCACATAATATTCTTTTACTTTTTCTCCACCAAGTGTAATAACTCTGCATGCTTTGTGTCGTGGATAATAAAAAAAACTAACTGTATATGCAGATACAAATTTATTAGATTCTGCTTCTCTTATAATAAATAATTTGTATTGACCAGAAATTAAATAGTTATAAATATCTTTTTCATTTAATACTTCATCATTAGTTTTTTTTATAAAATCAACTACTCTATCCCATACTCCATTTATTGTATTTTGAGAGACTAAAATAGTTTCGTATTTCTTCATAACATCATATTTTCACTCGGTGCAAAATAATCATAATTACTAATTGCTTTTCGAGGTCTATTCTTTTTTCTTCCAATAGATGCAAATTTTAATGATTGACTTGCATATCTTGTTGCACTCATTAAATCATCATGTATTTTTACTATTTTGCCATCTTTCCTGTGATACATCCTGAGTTCTTCAAACCATCCATGCAAATAATTAAATACTTTAAATCTACCAGTTTGCATCCTTTGTAACATATCCATAATTCCTGGCTCTACTGCAATACCACCATCAGGATTTTCAAAGTGCTTGTGTATCATGTTCAAGCCTTGCTTCCTGTATAACTCAGCTAAGGGTTTGCCTGATCCTTTGTCATGTTGTGAGCCATCGTGAGGCCATACGACTGGAATCCAATCGCCTCTTTCTCTTATTGCAGATGCATGTACAACTGGTGTTTCAGTAGATTTTCTATAACAATCGTAAACATATACAGTATCAGTATCACGATCCCATGCGAGCCAGACTGCGGCTGTTGGGTGATCCCACCCAAAATCTAATCCACAAATTCGAGGCCAATACTCTGGTAAAGCAAATGGTTCTACTTTCAAGTCATCTTCATTAACTGTAAAAACCATACCTGATCCTAGAACTGGTATTCCTTTCGATCTCATGTCTCGTTCATGAGCAGGTAATGCACGTAATATTTCTTCTTTTACATTTTCATCTAAATGTTGTGCATCATCCCAAGTTGCATGATACAACGCTTGAGACTGCCCTAGTCTTGTCATAAACTGTGTAACAACTTCTGTCATTCCAGACTCAGGTGTAAAAGTCATATACACAATTCCACCACTTTTTAAAGAAGCACGAAGTGCCTGAGAATAAATATCTTGCGGAGGTTCTTCATCTAACCAAATAACATCGACAGCTTTACCCATCCATTGCATTTTTCCTTGCTCATAACTCTTAAACGTGAGCTTTGAGTTTTTTCCAGAAACATGTCTTACTTTTAAAGACTGGAATGCATTTGGTACTCCCGGTAATCTTTGCGGTGTTCCAACTATATATTGTTTTGGGATTGCGCCTTTACCAAAATCTTCTTCATCTCCTGCTTCTCCTAATAATTCTGTCTGAACAATATCTCTTGTATTACCTGTAGTATTTCCTGCTGACCACGCTATAATTGGTCTATTAAATGTTGCTCCGTTCCACCATTTAGGATAGCGACCAGTTAAGTGATATGCCATCTCCGTTGCACCGCAGAAGGTCTTTCCTGTCTTGTTAGCGGCCATTAAAAGTCTTTGACGAGCTAACTTACCTCCCATATCTTTTGCGCTGTGGAAGCGTTTCTGATACTCATATGGCTCATACTCACTTAAGCGATTTGTTTCGTATAATTCTGTAATCTGCTCTGCAAGTTGTATTGCTTTTTCAGCAGAATTTGTCATTTAATTTCTTGTTCTATTTTTAAAAACATTTTTCCGAGAAGGACTAAAAAATCTTATTAATGATGCATATGGTGTATCATCTCCCCCTGCACCTTTAATTGGAGCATTATTTGATCGTCTTTTACCAGACACACCTTTTTTCTTTAAACTAACATTCTGCAAATAACCTTTATCTTCTCCAACTCCTCCAAAAATTCTAGGAAAGCCAATAAATGAGGATGTTGTTTCTTGTGCTAATTGTTTTGTAGTAGGTTTCTTAATGCCTTTTGCTTGTAAATTC